CTGATTCAGACTTCTTAATTCTTACCTACAAGGACAACGAAGCTCTTGACAAGTCAATTATTGACCAAATAGAAAAGAATCGCGAGAAAGCCTCTACAAGCACTTATTGGGCTAATTGGTGGCGTGTTTATGGGTTAGGTGAAATAGGAATGCTTGAGGGGGTTATATTCAGTAATTGGAAGCAAATAGACAGTATTCCAAGTGATGCGAGATTGATAGGAATTGGTTTAGACTTTGGATATACGAACGACCCGACAGCAGCAGTTGAAATTTATACTTATAACGGACAAAGAATCTTAAACGAACTTGTTTACCGTACAGGAATGATAAACAGCGACATAGCTAAAATACTACCTGACAACGTACCGATATACGCCGATAGCTCCGAGCCTAAGTCAATAGAAGAAATTAGACGCTACGGAAAGACGATTAAAGGCGTAACAAAAGGCAAGGACTCAATAAACTTCGGTATTCAAATAATGCAAAGCCAAGAGTATTTGGTAACGTCAAATAGCACTAATCTAATCAAAGAACTACGTGGTTACATTTGGGACACTGATAAAACTGGCGTTCGTTTAAATAAACCTATTGACTTCAATAACCATAGTATTGATGCAGCACGTTATCATGAAATGGAAGTTTTAGGTGTTAATCCTCATTATGGTCAATATTTTATTCATTAATTTACACAAATGACAGATGACCTACCGTTAATGGTGCGCACAGTTGAGAAATTCATCTTAGAAAAGAAAGGTATTCGCATAAAAATAGTGTTTGATGATCCTATGAAAATACGAATACACACAAAAATGTTAGGGCAAGCGTTCGATATTGCCTTAGCTTACTACAATTATCAAATATAAAGTTATATAAATATGAAAACGGAAATAGTAATTCCAACAACGCTTAGTGAGATACCATTAATGAATTACCAAAAGTTCATGAAATTGGTTGAGGGTTCAAACGATGAAGAGTTAATAGCACAAAAGTCTATTGAAATTTTCTGCGGTTTAAATATGCGTGACGTACTCAAAATAAAATGGAGTGATGTTGTTGGATTAGCTAATCATTTTAACGAATTGTTCCAGCAAAAGACGGATTTCAAAACCACGTTTAAAATACAAGACATGGAATTTGGTTTCATTCCTAATTTGGAAGATATGAGTTTTGGTGAGTATGTAGACTTAGACCACAATATTGGCAAGGTTGAAACATTCCACAAAGCAATGGCAGTTCTTTATAGGCCGATAACCAAAAAAACGAAACAAGGCACCTACGAAATAATGCCTTATTCAGGAACGGATGAATTTGCTGAGTTAATGAAATACACTCCTTTGGATATTGCTATGGCAGCATCGGTTTTTTTTTATCATTTAGGAAACGACTTAGTTCAAGCTTCGCTTACCTCTTTGGAAGTGGAGATGAAGAAGAACAAAGAACTCAACACGACTATTCAGAACGGACTCAGTTCAATAAGCAATGGGGATGGTATAATTCAATCTATGCACTCGCTAAAGGAGACGTTACAAAGTTTGATGAAGTTACCAAATTGGGAATACGGAAGTGTCTTACCTACCTTACTTACGAGCGACAACGAACTGAAATTGAAAATAGAGAATTAAAAAGAAAATTTAAAAATGGGTAATTATTATAATTTACTGGACACGTTAAAAGGACACTTCGATAATGATGCGTTTATAAACACAGTAACGGAGGGCGACATATTCAGCGTGGATTTATCTAAACAAACGATATTTCCTTTAGCGCATTTGATAGTTAACTCAAGTTCAATCGAGAATAATATCATTCGTTTTAATGTATCTATTTTATGCATGGATATTGTTGACATTTCAAAGAACGAAAACACGAATATATTTATCGGTGATAGCAACGAGCAGGATGTTTTAAATACAATGTTTGCAGTTCAAAATAGGCTTTACGAAAGCTTAAGACGTGGAGCGTTATTTAGCGATAATTTCATGATAGATGGTAACGCAACTGTTGAGCCATTCGCTGAAAGGTTTGAAAACTATTTAGCAGGTTGGACAATGACCTTAGATATTTTAGTTCCTAACTCAATGACAATTTGCTAATGAGTGAAACACTAAAAGCCTTACAGAAATTTAGAGATGAAGTTGTTAGCCAAGCGAAAGCCGAATTAAAACGACAAAATAAAGACGCGTCCGGTAAATTATCTCAATCAATAAAAGGTGAAGTAAAAGAGTTTCCAAATTCAATCGGTGTTTATTTTGATATGGAAGTTTATGGTAACTTTCAAGATAAAGGGGTTTCAGGTACTCATAAAAAATACAATACAGATTATTCATATAAATCAGGTTTATCAAATAGACCAAGTCCGCGACATTTTGATAAATGGGTAGTTCGAAAAGGATTAGCACCGAGAAAACAAGGCGGTCAATTTGCGTCACGTTCAGGAATTAAATTTGCTTTGGCTGCGCATATACAAAAATACGGGATCAAACCAAGCTTATTCTTTACTAAGCCATTTGAGAAAGCATTTAAGAAACTTCCAGACGTATTGATAGATAAATACGGATTAGATGCTGAAACGCTTTTAAATTCAATATTAAATCAAAACTTAAAAAATATAAAATGAGTATTTTCGCACGTTCACCTTATATAATCGAAATATCCGAAACAGGTCAAGAGGGTTCAAAGATAGAATTAAGATTATGGAACGGAACTGGCTCAGCACCAACCGACCCTCAATATATACTTAGCAAATTAATTCCAGCTTCAAACAACGTAAACACGTATTATAATATTTCACCTTACATCCGAGAATATATTACTTGGAATGTACGCCAACAAATATATAATACTACGCCAGATTCCGAAACAACACAATGGTGCAACGTACAAGTAAAACGTTATAAATTAGATGCAGGAGTTTACACGCTTTTAAGTACTACAACTTATAAAGCATTTGATGGCTTTGGGTATTACGAACAAGGTTATAATCCTAATTTATATTCGGTTACTACAGTTTTACACGATCAGGGAACGTTTACTTATGCTTATGATAGTTCTATTAATCCAAGCTCAAATAATGCTTATAGAGGAGGTCATGTTACTGTATTAACCGATACGCTTTATCGAGCGAGATATACTAATTTAAGAACTGGAGCCGTAACTACTGTTAACATATCTTCATTGACTCCCACTTTAAAAGACGTTTACAGAGTTCACCCAAATAATTATGCTGATGGTAATAAATTGCAAATAGGCACTTTATCCGGAATTACATTTACATCATTATGGGAAGCAACATTCAAGCCGAATTTAAATTGTAGATATACGCCTGTATTATGCGACTTTGTAAATCAATATGGAGCATGGCAAAGGACTTGGTTTTATGCAGCTTCAAATAACATCCTAAGCGTTGAAAACACGAAATACAATTTAATGCAGTCCACTTTTCCAAATTACAACACTTTAGAAGGGCAAACAAAGAGTTTCAACACAAACGGAAAAAACTCAATAAAGGTAAACACGGACTGGGTAGATGAAAGTTATAACAATTTACTTAAGCAACTTATGCTAAGCGAAAGGATATTAATCAATAGTTTACCAGCTACTTTAAAAACACAAAGCACTGAGCTATTTAAGAACATAAACCAAAAGACAATCAACTATCAATTAGAGTTTGACTTTTCTTACAACACAATTAACAACGTAATATGAAACGGATAGTCGGTTTATTTATTGAGGGTGTTCAAGTAGAGTTATTCAACGATGAACAGATTAACGTAACTTCCAGCGTTCAGAATATTTCTGACATATCAAAAGTATTCACCGACTTTTCGCAAAGTTTTACCGTTCCTGCTTCACCTCATAACAATGAGATATTTGAACACTTTTATCAGTCGGATGTAAATCCTACAATAGACCAAAATTTACGGCGTGATGCTTTTATTGAAATAGACCTTACTTTTTTTAGGCGTGGAAAGATACAGCTCGAAAAGGCGAATGTAAAAAACGGTCAAGTAGAAAGCTACACAGTAACATTTTATGGCGACATACTTTCATTAAAAGACAAGTTTGGAGAGGATAAATTAAAAGACTTAGATTACAGCGATTTAGACTATTTATACGATGCTACTGAAATACTGGATAGAATAGTTGATGCGGCGACAGATTACGATGTTCGTTACCCTTTAATAGCAAGCACAAGATTGTGGACTTATTATCATGGAGCACAAGACATAACTCAAAATGCTCATGCAATTCGATTTGATGAACTTTTTCCAGCGGTCAAAGTAATTAAGATATTTGAAGCTATTGAAGATAAATACGGAATAACATTTCAAAGTTCGTTTTTTAACGATGAAAGATTTAAGAAACTATTTTTATGGGGTAAAAACACAACTGAATATGAATTTGTAAGTGAGCAAAGAGCGGTTGTAATAGATCAAATATTACAAACTGTTATTGCAGACCCTAATATTCCGAATCCGTCTTTACCTCAATATGTAGATATTTACCAAGACCAAATAAACATTTTGTACGCTGTTGGTGTACAATTTCACACGGTTTATTTTGAGGTTCTATCAATAACAAATACTCCGACTTTTTATATCGATGTATTTCAAAATGGAAATTACAGCCAAACAATAACTGGGGATGGAATTGGTAATTATGGAAATGTATCGTTTCAAAACACGATTGGTTTAAATACGGTTCTAACTTTTAAAGTGAGAGCCTCTGAAGCTACGAGTATTGAAATGAATATTATTTATCAAATTACAAGTAGTTTAGGATTAACCAATATAGCTCAAATAGGAACGTTAACAACTACAATTACGGGAGTAGTTAATTTAAACAACATAATGCCCGACATTAAAATTACTGATTTCTTTTCGGGAGTATTAAAAGAGTTCAACATGACTTGTGTTCCTGTTGAGCAAGATGTTTATCAAGTGTTGCCTTTGGATTTATGGTACAGTCAAGGAGCTATTGTTGACATAACCGAAAACACGGATTTAGATTCAATTGATGTCAGTAGAGTTCCGTTATTCAAAAAGATAAATTTTACATATCAAGAAAGCGAAGCATTTACAAATAAAAATTACTTCAAAACTTACAATCAAAAATACGGTGATATGAATTACCAATTTGATTATGATGGTGGAGAATATACTATTGAAAGTCCATTTGAAAATTTATTATTTCAACGTTCGGTTAGTGGTAACAATTACGCAATTTTAGGATATGCGCTTAACGAAAACTATCAAGCGTACACTCCAAAGCCTTGTTTGCTTTATATGTATGGCGAAAGCGATTCATTACCTCATGACATAAGATTTTACAATGGCGTTAATTACGACAATATAGATTCGTATATGTTATTTGGTCAAGATTTAACCTACCAAAACACGAAATACAGTTTAAACTTTGGAGCAGATAACAGCATAATACACAATGAAACAATAAATAACGGATTATATTATACTTATTACTTTCCGTATTTATCTAATTTATTCGATTTAAAGCAACGTTTAGTAACGGTTAAGACTGTTTTACCAATTAGCCTATTAACATCGCTTAGATTAAACGATAGACTAATAATTCGTGATAAGAGATACATTATAAACGAAATGAAAAGTAACCTTACAACTGGTGAGGTGAATTTTAGTTTGTATTTAGACTTCCGACCATTGATAGCGCAAGAGCCTATTAACCCAGATTCAAGCGCACAATGTTTAGATATCAATATTCCTTTTATAAATGGAAGTGCATACGCTACAATTACAAGTTCTTTTTCGGGTGTTACAATTACTCCGAGTACAATTTACCAAAATCAGTTAGTTGAGGTGTGTATTCCTGCAAATCCAAACACAACTTCAAAGATATTAGCCGAAAACACGAATCCAATAATTACAGAAACTGGATTAAATCTAATTACAGAAGAAAGTTCCGTTCAAGTGATTACAGTAGTAGTATCATATTTTAATACAGCAGGAACTTTATTAACGCAAGACATAATTATAGTACAAGAATGATAGCACAGATATTAGAACTTTTAAAAACGGATGACTTTTTTAACGTGAGTGAAATAGTGGATATTGCCAAAGGAAAACACGAATACACTTCCAATTTAAAAAAGATTTATAAACAAGTGAAAAGAAAACACGATGGCAGAAAAAAGAACAATTGAGTTAGAAATTCAGGATAATAGTAAAACCCTTAAACAACAATACAAAGAAGCTGTTATTGAATTACAAAAAGTTGCAGCTGCATACGGTGAAACATCACAACAAGCAGCAGAAGCGGCAAAAAAAGCAGCAGGTTTAAAAGATCAAATAGAAGACACAAACGACTTACTTCAATCTTATAAAGGTGAGGGAGCTTTTATTGCTATGGGAAAGGCAATGTCTGCCGTGGCAAGTGGTTTTAGTGCTGTTGAAGGTGGCTTGGGTTTAATAGGTGTTGAATCCGAAAAGCTACAAGAAACTATGCTAAAAGTTCAGTCTGCAATGGCTTTAGCACAAGGACTTGAAGGCTTGGAAGATGCTGGACGGGCGTTTAAAAATTTAGGTGCAAAGGCAATGCAGTATTCTGTTGTTCAAAAAGTTGTAACAGCAGGTCAATGGTTATGGAATACGGCAATGGCAGCCAATCCGATAGGTGCGGTAGTAGTAGCTATAACGGCATTGATAGCGGCAGGTTATGCATTAATAAAATACTTTAAATCGCAAGCGGCTGAAACGGAGAGAGCGTCACAATCAGTTAAAAATCACAACAAAGCATTAGATAAACAGAATGAAGCTTTAAAGAATTCAGCAACACGATTAGAGAAAACAAATAAATTTCAAGAGGATTATGCCAAAGCATCTGGAGCGAGCGCAGAAGAGTTGCGAAAGTTGGCAATAAAACATGCTGAGGAAGAATTGGCATTAGCTAATAAAAACAAAGAATTAGCCAAATCAACATATTTGCGTGAACAAGATATTTTAATGTCAATGAGGGCGAATGGTGCTGATGAAGAGGTTATAAAAAAACAAAGTGAGCTTGTTAAAAAAGCTGGAGAATCAGCAAAGGAAATGCGTGAAATCGCTGTAAAAGAAAAAATTGAATTAATTGATTTAAAAAGACAGCAACGCGTTGAAATAAAACAAGAACAAACGCAAGAAATAAAGGATAAAAAAGATGCGGCCAAGAGTTCTTATGATGCTCAAAAGGAAGCAATACAAAATGAATTAAAACAAATTCAAGAATTTAACAAACAAGCTAAGGAGCAAAATGCTGCAAGGTTAAGGAGCGATCAAGAAAATGAAGAGTATGCAATTACAGAAAAATACAAAGAGCAAATTGCATTGTTTCAAAAACACGGAAAAGACACCTCACAACTTGAAATAGCACAAGCAAACGAATTGAATGGAGTCCGTTTAAAATACCAAGAGATTGATTATAAACAAAAAGAGGAAGCGCGACAAAAAGAACAAGCAGCTATTAAAGAAGCCAACGAAAAACGAATTGCTTTAGAGGATCAACAATTTGAATTGCAAGAATCTTTAAATCAAACACAACAAGAAAAAGAGATTGCAGACTTAGTAAAATCTTATGAGGATAAATTTGCAGTAGCCAATGGAAACGCTGAACTTGAAAAGCAACTTACTGAACAACAAAAAATTGATTTAGGTTTAATCGAGGACAAATACCGAAAAGAAAAAGAGGCTAAGGATAAAGAAGCAGCTGAAAAAGAAATACAAGCCGCTTTAGCAGTTCAACAACAGAAAGCAGCTATTCAACAACAAGGTTTAGACACGGCATTACAAGGCGTTCAATTAATCGCGAGTGTATTTGAAAAACAAAAAGGAGTACAAAAAGCGGCTGTAATTGCAGAAAGCGCAATAGGCATTGCAAAAATGATTATTTCAAATAAAATAGCAAACGCAGGGGCTTTAGCTTCGCCTGCAAATATTTTAGTTCCTGGAACTGCGGCTCCAATTATAGCCATGAATAATATTTCAACAGGTATTGGAATCGCTGCTAATATTGCAGCAACTGCAAAAGCTTTAAAAACTTTGGGTGGGGGAAGCCCTCCTCCATCTCCAAACCCAAGTGGTGGGGGCGGTGGTGCTGGTGGTGGTGCTATGCCACCTCAATTTCAAACTATCGGAACAAGTGGCGTAAATCAATTAGCAACATTACAGCAACAGCCAACAAAGGCGTATGTTGTAAGTGGTGAGGTTACTTCGGCTCAGTCATTAGATAGAAATAGAGTACAAAACGCAACATTATAAGTTAGATAGTTATGGCAAAGATGGA